TAAACGGCCCGCTACTAACAATATCTTTTATCATGCAATTGCTGGAATGATATATTCGTAAACTGCAATACCGCTATCTAAGGTAATCTTCATGGCGCCGCCATTACTAAAACTTAACTTGGCATTGTTAGCATCTGCAATTCGCAAAATTGCCAATACTGATGCAACTGGCCAACTCCATGCTTTTGTAATCTTACCTGTAACACCTGTAGCAAATACAAACTCACCTGCGTGACTTGATTGATCACCAAATGTAAATGTAAGTCCATCAGTGCCAGAATTTTTAGCAATAAATGTGGTGTGTTCTGTGTTAGCACCTGCTTGGAATGCAAAACGCTGAATAGCACTTACAGTTGGAGTAACTTCAACATCCCAATTAACGCCTTTGAACTTAGGCATTTTCATTTTTTCTGCAATAACTTCTTGATTCATAAAACGGTAATCGTTTTTAAAATCGCCATCTTTGTTTTCAAAGTGAAGTCCAATTGGAAGATCAACACCGTTGCGTTGACCAGTAACTAATTCAATTTTAGCATCCTCTTGATATTCTTTACCTTCTACCAAATAACGTAGTTTGTCAAGTTGTGGCATACCAAATTCACCAATCATTTGTGGATATGGATCAGTTGTTTCTGCTGTCATAACAACACTACGGTCATCTGCAATAGATTCGATAGTTGTTTTATTTTGATCTCCGGTAATCTTAACGATGTTAAGAAATCCCAATTTATTTGTGTGTGCTACGATGTCTTTAAGTAAGTCTTTCATGTGATATCCTTTTTAATAGTATATTTAGGCCGAGGCGAAAAGTCAATGACTAATTTAGTCAAATGTAAACAAACTGTTGAATGTGTTGGTCTCGGTAGTAGAACTTAAATCCCACTCCAACACACCAATAAGATTTTCAATCTTGTTGTTAATAATAGTTGATTCCATTTCTAAATGATCAAATGGAAGTTCTTGAAACCATTTTGGTAAACGCAACTCATCTACAGGATATGCTACTGAAGTATATCCCAACGGATTTGATTTAATTTTACAAACCATAACTTTCATACCATCAACAATTTGTTGACTATATTTGTCATTGTTCATACGGCGTAATGTATTCCAATTAATACTTGCACGAACGTGTCCAGGCATATTTGCCTTGCCGGCTTTCTTTTCTTTTTCTTGATACTCAGCAATATTGTTGGCACGTTTTGGCGAACCTTTTTCCCATCCAGGACGAGCTTTGAATTCAGTTCTGAATTCGCTAATCATAGTAAGAATTTCTTTTTCTTCACTGCCAGTTAATACTTTGGTCAAAACTTCTTCTAAGAACTTTTGCATATATTCCGGAGTATCACTGCGTTTCAAATCCAAGCCCATGGCCTTGATTTTGCCTGGCTTGCCATCCACATCACTACGTTTACCTTCCTTGTCATAATACAATACAGCATAACGCTTCTTGGTAATGAACAAGCCTTTGATAGCAACAATTTCACGTCCAGCTTTAATAACTTCACCACGTGATTTTGGACAATGATGTGCATCCAACATAAACTGTGGGAATGTTGAATTAACTTCTCCGGCAATTGTATCATACAGTTGTACAACACTATCCTTAGTCCAAGGAATTTCACCTTTGGCAATTTCATTCTTTAAGGATGTATAGGCACTGAAATAAGCGGAGTCAGTGTCTCCATAGATAATGCTTTTTCCAACGTGGTCGTACTCTCCGGTGATAACTTCATTGATTTTTGCAGCCATGTGTCGTGCAATACCTCGGCCTGTAAGAGTGGTTGACTGACCAATGCGATTATCAAAAAAACGACAACCAGCATTAAGAATAGCACCGTATAGACTGTTAAGGTTAATCTTTTTAACCAACTGTCGTTTGTCCCAATATTCTTCTTCAATTTTATTCTCCGCTTTAATGGCCTCTTTGGTTTTGGCCTGCATTTCTTTACGTTCTTTATACCAACGTGCCAATAAGCCAGGAATAATGCCTTCTTTTTCTGTTGTAAAGATTGTACCATTGGCGCTTAACACCCATGGTTTACCGCTGTTAAAAATAAGCTCATAAATTTGAGCACCACTCATAACGCTAGTTTCACCATTTTCCCAATCAATAATAATATCATTGCTTCGGTCCTGTTGCATGACCATTTCATATTCATTGCTACCAAATTTACCTTCCCAAGAACCAGCAAAACTAGCGCCTTTGGCCTGTTTAGTTTCTAATTCTTCTTTAGTATATTCTTGACGCAACTGGCCAACGATTGTTTCTGGTCCCATGTTCAGCGCACGAATAACAGATGGATACAGACTGTTAATGTCCATTGATCCAATGTAGTCATGCAAGCCCTTTTTAGGATACGCAACATACGCACCAGCGGCTTGCGTATTTTCAGTTTCACTTCTACGTGGACGACTTGGAACAATCAATCCTCTGTGATGTGCTTCATTTACAATAGCCTGTTCTGTAACAGCCACAGCACCCATTGTAGTTTGCAACAACACAGTATTTTCGTGAGCAATAGTATTTGCCAAGTCAATAAACTTTAGTTTCTTATCTAGTTTATCTAACAAAGCACAGTCTTGTCTGTTATATTCAATAAACTTTTTAAAGTCATTGTTATACAGTTGATCAAGAGTTCCTTCATAGACTGTTTTACTTTCGCCTACTTCCATTTCTCCGATTGCGTCCAATCGATAAGTGTGTCGTTCTTCATATGTGTACTTCCTGTACAGCTCGAGACTATCAAGATGAACGCGACCGATAAGGTCATAAGTAACAGCGGCTTTTCCATATTTTTCGTACTCACGTCTTTTAGGTAACTGGTCCCATAGACAAAATCTGCGTGTATCTTCCTTACTTAAAACCTTTATAACTCTGTTTACAGTATAAGGAATATCAAAGCCTTCACTGTTCCAACCACTTAATACATCTGCATCTTGAATTAAATCCAAGAATGTATTAAGCATTTCATGTTCTGTTTCAAACAATATTGTATTAGGAAACTCTTTAACTTGTTCTTGTGCTTGTTCCATTGTTAATGTCTTGGGAGGTATAGCAAGACATACCAACGTGTCCATCCATTGTAGGTGAACAGCAATCGCAGTAATTGGCATAAACGCATCATCAGGACTTGCATAGCCACGCTCTGGATCAAAGTCCACCTCAATATCGAAAAATGCTACATTTAATTTTGGAGCATCTTTACCTAAGTAGTTTTCTTCTAAACAACGGAATACGGGATTAATATCGCTTTCGTACAGCTTATGTGACGAATGGATTTTTTGTTCTTTTACAAATTCTTTCCAACTACGAGCGGAAACTTTTGCTAAGTTTTCACCGAAGATTGATTTGTATTTGCCCTTTTGATCAGGATAATAAAACTGATAACGGGCAGGGAATTCTTGATAAATTCTACCTTGTTTTGGATCACGCTCGACGACTTTAACGACGTCTTTTTCGCGATCCCATACGGCATCAACATAATTCATATTTTTTCTCCTTGCAATTTATGGCTTGCAAATACCAATGTGCGATTTATGGCTCGCTGTACCTTTCTCATTTTTATTTATTAGGATTGAGATTGTTGATAATTTTTATTAATTCGTTTGCTACATATTGTTGACTTTGTTTACCTGGATGTGGATGTGCTCCACTATTTGAATCTAGGACTTTCCAATTTGTTAAATGTAAAACAAAATCTATAAACGCTGGTTTTCTAATCTTACCATCGTGATACGCAAACTCTGGATAAAAAGTATTAATACATTTTATATTGCGGCTTTTTAGATAGCAATTTGCATGATGTATATTAAACCAGGACCTAATATTGAAATCATGATCACCTGGAGTTGCATGTAACTTAACCCAATGTTCCATTAATGGACTGGTTAAATCATATTTCTCTACGCCACCATTTTCTGTAAATTTAACGTCACGGCTAAAATGTGACCACATAATCACTACAATATCTGTTTCTAATAATTCTGTAGTCAGCAATCTATGCAAAATTTCTATATTGCCAATTCCACTTTTTGACCTATTAACACATTCGATTCCTAGCTGATCGGATACTAACTTAGGCCACGCAAATACACTAGGTGGACTTGATGTACTGCTTACACAATCTTCAAATCCATCGCCATAGGTATAGGAACAACCAAGTGCTACCAATCTAGCCATTTACCAACATCCTAACAAGTCCAGTTGAATCAATACTTACTAACAAGAGGTAGTTAGCCAGCATGCCAAAAGATTTCCTAGTAAAACTAGCCCAAGCGTAGAGACCGCAACCGAAGATCCAAATAGGATAAAGAAGTAGTAAGGGCGGGTTGGGGACTGTAAGAGCCATTGTGATCGAACACCCAATTGAAATGCCCCAAGCAAGCAACTCAATGAAAAACCGAAAAGGATTAGTATGGTAATCATCTTTTATCCAATTAAAAATGCCAAAAAATAAATCATTCATTTTCTCTACGATTAGCGTGACCACTAATATCCACGATAGTTTCCAAGTCGTCAAATTCGCGAAACACTTGATCCCATTGATCTTTTTGTGCAATCTTAATTGCTTTACGAATAACGCTAGGTTTTACTTCTAATTCTTCTGCTACTGCTTTGATTGTTTCATTCAATCCTTCTGTGAGGTCTTGAATTTCTTGCATAACAGTTACACCCTCTGCAACAATTTGTTTAATTTTTGCCTGTTCAGGTGCGCCAAATGCTTTGCTCATAAAAGTCTCCTTTAATGTATTAGTGTAACATGGATTTATACAAAGTCAACTAGATTTTTTAATCGTTTTGTATTTGTCTATATCTGGATACTGGGCAATATATTCTGCTACCAATTTTGTTCCAGCTTCAGTAGCATGATTCCAAGTAAAGTATGTTGGATTTGATTTCCATAATGCATACTTCTTTTCAACTTGTTTGATAGCATATAATTCACTGCCAACATCTTGTACATAATTTGGTAATTGATTTAGGCGTGATAAATTATTTGCCAAATCTCTGTCATTATAAAAATAAACGTCTTTGAAATCTGGGAGTATGACTTCTGTTGATGTTTTTGCTGTGCATTTTAATCCTAAAGATTCCGCAAGCTCTCGGTTAACTTTACTACACCCGCCATGTAAAACAATTTCTACTTGATACTCATTTTGCATATTTGCCAACATAGTATAGAA